ATATGACGACGAGTTTGAAATGTACCTAGCACCCTTGAAGATCAGTTCGATTTTCAAGTCGCTCCACTGCCGCAATAGGAATAGTGAAATCAAGCCGACCGAACATGCCGGCACCAATGCAGGAACTGCAGCTTTTGAGCTGATGTTCCATGGCAGAGAGGTGTATGACAAGTACGTGCCTGTGCTCGACCAGGTTCTTGCCGAGGTAGGAGCCCAAATCCACGTCAAGGGATGTGGAACCCTCCCTACGTATGATGAACAGCGTGAGCTGTATCGTGCGAAGTACTGCCCCGATCAGGCGGAGGGGGATCGGTCCGTTGCCCATGGACTTTAAGTTGAAGAGGCTTTATATGCGTGATCCGTTTATTTCATGTTTTTATTTCTTTATGTTTTATAATAGGCTGTATATAAGTAGAATTTAGTACAGGCCCTCGTGCCTGTCCCTTATTTAGGGGAATAGCTAGTGGTAAGAGATACGTAGGTGGGAGTCTTGAGTTTAAACCCATTTTCGATAATACCTGACTCACTGAAAAATTTAATAATGAAGGTGCGGGCGTCGCCTCTTTGGCGCCCCTTTCGTCTGATGTTGCAAAGCAGACAATCGTACAATTTGCAGATTCGGCATCCCAAGATGTCGAGATTGACCGATGTAATCGAGATGACACATTCGAACTTGCGAATAATTCAGATACTGATCTGGGTGATTTTCTTGCTCGTCCTGTGCTCATCTCTACTTCGACCTGGAACGTTGGTGCAGATTGTAATCTCACTATTGATCCTTGGTCCTTGTACATGGGTACAAATACTGTTGAGAAGAAACTTGACAATTATTACCTCTTTAGAGGTGATTTGCGTGTCAGAGTTCAGATTAATGGAAACCCTTTTTATTATGGTCAAATTGTTTGTGCGTATCATCCTCTATTTTCTAGGGATGATTACTACCCTGGGACCGTTAATAATAACAATCCTGGGATAAGGCTTATGGCCTTGTCACAGATGCCAAATGTTATGTTGGATCCCACTGAAGCTCAAGGGGGAGTGTTGCAATGCGACTACTTCTACCCCTCCAATTACATTGCTTTGACCGGCACAGATCGTTCTGAACTGGGTCGTTTGCATCTTAAAAGTATGCAGTCTCTAAGTCATGCCAATGGAGGAACACAAGCCTTGAATATTTCTGTGTTTGCCTACTTGGAAAACGTAGTACTCACGGTTCCTACTGCTCAGACTTTTCAGTCTGAGTATACTAAGAAACCTGTGAGTGCTGTTGCTTCCACGGTAGCTAAAGTAGCAGGAGCTTTCAAAAACTTGCCCATTATTGGGCCATATGCCAAAGCAAC